GGCAAGGGGGCATCGAGGCCATCGATGCGATTAAGGCATCAATGAGCCGCGAACAGTTCGAGGGCTACCTGAAGGGCAATGCCATGAAGTATCTCTGGCGCTACCGTCACAAGGGGAGGCCCGACCAAGACTTAAAGAAGGCGAGATGGTATCTCGACCGATTGATAGTCGAGGTCGGCGATGAGTGAATACGAAAAGAGGGCCGAGTGGCCCTCTTTTTTTATTCCGGACGCTTAGAGGGGTGGGGCGGACGCTTACGGACGCTTAGGCGGCCAGATAAAACGGCAGAAAACCGTGGGGCGGACGCTTAGGCCAGATAAATTGAGGTTGGGATCACCCCATGTATTTGTTAAGCCGTATATGGGGGTTTATAACGGCTTAACTTACATTGAAACTTGTTATGTCGAAAATAAGTGGCACAAGCGTCCGCCCCGCAGAAATCTGCGGTTTTATCTGGCCGGAATCTGGCCGGTAAGCGTCCGGAATTGAGCGCTAAGCGTCCGCCTAGTAGAATTACGTATGGTGCTTTCATTCGTCGCCAAAGGGATCGGGCAAGTCGTCTGCATCGAGGTTGGATGAGGACACTTGCTTGATGGGCGTGGGGGTGATGTCGATCACTGGTTCCTGGTGGCCGAGGTTTAGCTGTCGCAACGCGTCGAGGTGCAACTGGTTGACGTTCACCTGCACGTTGGCCTGAGTGGGCGCCGACTTATACTTGTCGGGGTTCGTGACGCCAGCCAGCCACTTGCGGGTTTCAATCTTAAGCCTGTCGGCCTGAGCGTTGAGGTTGTCAGTCTGGTCTGCAATGTCCAGGCATTCGTCCGCCCACTGATCGGCCGCGATTGCTCTGGCCTGAGCGAACCGCTCTTGCCGGTCTGGGTCTTTCTTTATCCAGTGATAGAGCGAGAGGTTCGAGATGCGAAGCTCGCGGGCGAGGCCGGCCATAGTCATGCCGCTTGCCACTTTCTCTAGCAGTGTCTGTTCGCCGATCTTGTCGAGGTTGCTGGCGATAGTCCGCCGCTTAATATGTCCTGCCATGTTTCACCTTGTTAGATAGGAGCCGAGGTATACCAGCCAGAGGCCGAGGTATACAACGGCGGTTAGCTTTGCATCGCGGGCGTGGCTATCCATTAGTCGACACTCCGTGAACGGACTCCAGCAGCAAAGCCACAGGCCGAGGAACGGTCCGCTGCCCGGCCTCGTAATAGCGAACAGCACGAGGCGTTACGCCAAGCGCCGAAGCTAGGGCGGATTGTGTCCACCCTAGCTCTTCGCGCAGTTCCCTGAATTTGGCGGGCGTCACAATAGCAGCCCTCGTGCCTGACACGCCTGGCGCATATGGTCCCGGCTCCAAGCGTAGACTTTCACCGTATCCCGATAGGCCGAGATTTGTTCCACTAGCTTGGCGTCTAGCTCTCGCTGCTGCTGCTTGAGCGCATCCATAGCACGAAAGATGCTCGCCGCGTTCATGCAAATCTTGTCGGTCTCTGCTCTTTGCTTATCCATTGCGTTCACTCCTATAGGTTTCCAATTCGGCGCGCATCACTACAGCCGCACCTTGTGCCATGCCTAAGACATTGCGAAGGTCATCTCTTTCGCGCTTTACCAGCACCAGCTTGTGGTCGATTAGCGACAGGCGCTCGCCAAGCACAATGCAAAGCTCTGAGTTCGGATTGTAGATCGACTCCTCGATCAGCAACTTCATATCCATCGCGCGGTAGTCCGTGCGATCTTTCCCGCCAATCATAACCATGTCACTTTCCTTTCCTCTCTAGCGCCGAAACAATGCGCGGGTGCTTCTCTCTAATGGTATCGCGCAGGCGATTGCTGCCAACCAGCATTGCCAAGCGATGCAGGCGTTCGCCTTCTGTTGGGCTGTAGTTGTCGTGCATGTCAGCCATGTTGTCCTCTCAATCAATAGCGCCAGCGTCGATCAGTTCGGCGCGTTCGCATTCGGTTTCGGTTAGATCGCCGCAATCAGTGCCCGGCCAGACAAGGACGATAACTGCCAGCAAGGCGATGATAGCTAGTGCTTTACGCATTGGTTGTTCCTTTCGTTTAGTGACCTCAGCATAGGAACAGCGTTCCTCTAGTCAACATAAAACCACACGGTCGCTCAAACTTTCTTACAAATAGCTGAGAGCAAACGGATATATTTGCGTTAACCGTGCGGAGACGCACCGGAACAGCTTGCACCTGTCGCGCACCTCTGACCCGATTTGCCAGCCCGTTTTACCGGCTTAACAAGCAACGGAACCTGCAAACTACTGGAAATCAAAAGATATCTTATCTGTGCGCGCCTGGGCGCGGGGGCATATTCGTTTTTTGACCCCCCCGGCCCCCGTCTGTCGCGGGGGGTGGCGTGCGCATAACCTGACAGACACCGATTTGTTCAGAAAACTTGCCCCAAACATGAACGCGCTGCTCGGAAAAATTTTGTGATTTATGGCTTGAATAGTGTTAAGGCGTTTGATACACACTCGGCTTACCAGACAACGGAGAAGAAAAATGGCGGTTTACGGTTACACGCGCGTCTCGACAGAAGACCAGGTGCAGAACACGAGCCTCGACGATCAAGCACGCCAGATAGAGGGGATCGCCATGGCGCACGATCTGACCCTCACGCATATCTACCGCGAAGAAGGCGTGTCGGGCGGCGTGTCCCTGTTCCACCGGCCGGAAGGGTGCAAACTTGCGTTCCTCCGCGCCGGAGATGTTGTCATCGTCTCGCGCCTAGACCGCGCATTTCGAGACGCCAGGGACGCACTGAACGTCATTGGCGATTGGGACGAAGCGGGTATACGGCTCATCATTAACGGCTACGGCGATGTGACCGACAACACCAATCCGTTTGGTCGGTTCATGGTCGAGCTTATGGCGGTCTTCAGCGGCGAAGAGCGGCGTCGGATTAAGGAGCGCACAATGGCCGGCCGCAAAGCCAAGAAGAACGCTGGTGGACATCTGGGCGGCAATGCGCCATTTGGGTACGATATAGAAGGGAACGGCCGTAATGCGAAACTGGTTCCGAACCCAGAGGAGTTAGATTGTATCACGACGATGAAAGTGGCACGCCTTAAAGGTCACAGTTTCCGTAACATTGAAGCGATCATCAAGAAGAAACACGGCAAGTACGTTAGCCACGTCACGATCCGCCGCATTCTTCAGGGAGACCACGTACATGGGAGTTCGTAGAACCACTTCTGCACAAGGCAAGTCACAGCCAACCAGAGCCGCCAAGGCCGCAAAGGAAGCCGCGGAACTAATGGCGCAGAATACGAAGGCCGAACCGAACTTCTTTCTGGCGTTCCTCAAGAAGTATCGCGACGACCCAGTGGGCTTTGTGCGGGACATTCTGCGTACCACGCCAGACCCGTGGCAGGTTGAGTTTCTGAAAGCTATTAGCGCCGGGCACCGCCGCATCTCCGTGCGGTCGGGCCACGGGGTCGGCAAGTCCACAGCGGCGTCCTGGGCGATGCTTCACTACTTCCTGACGCGCTATCCGGTGAAGGTGGTCGTGACAGCGCCGACATCGGCCCAGTTGTTCGACGCCATGTTTGCGGAACTTAAGCGCTGGGTCAACGAACTGCCAGACATCCTCAAAACGCTGATCGAGGTGAAGAGTGATCGTATCGAACTTAAGGCGGCTCCTAGCGAAGCATTCATCTCTGCCCGTACCTCCCGCGCCGAGACGCCTGAAGCCCTGCAAGGTATCCACGCCGATAATGTCCTATTGGTGGCGGACGAAGCGTCGGGTATCCCCGAATCGGTCTTTGAGGCCGCATCTGGTTCTATGTCTGGTCATAGCGCGACCACTCTCCTGCTTGGGAACCCGACCCGAAATACCGGCCTATTTTATGACACCCACAACCGCCTGAAGGGCGAGTGGAAGACGTTCCATGTAAGCTGCATCGACAGCCCTCGCGTCAGCGAAGCATTCGTCAAAGAGATGATGCTGCGCTACGGCGAAGACAGTCCGGCGTACCATGTGCGCGTTCTGGGCAACTTCCCGCCGCGTGAAGAAGATACCGTCATCCCAGTCGAACTGATCGACGGGGCGATGAACCGCGAGATCAAAGTTGACGAGAACGGCGTTACCGTCTGGGGCCTCGACGTTGCGCGTATGGGCAGCGACGCATCGGCCCTCGCGAAACGACGCGGCCCTGTGATCGAAGAGGTGCAGACCTGGAAAGGTCTCGACCTGATGCAGCTTACTGGCGCAGTCGTCGCCGAGTATGAGGCGCTGCCGCCCAGCCGCCAGCCGGTTGAGATACTCGTTGACTCCATCGGCCTTGGTGCTGGCGTTCTCGACCGTTTGCGCGAACTGGGCCTGCCGGCACGAGGTATCAACGTGGCCGAAAGTCCGGCAATGAAAGGGACTTACGCTAATCTCAGGGCCGAACTTTGGTTCAAGTGCAAAGCCTGGTTGGCCAATCGTGACGTGAAAATCCCGAAAGATGAGCAGTTGTTCGCCGAACTTGCGGCGCCGCGATACACGTTCACGTCTTCGGGCAAGATGCAAGTGGAAAGCAAAGAGGCCATGAAGAAGCGCGGGCTAGGCTCGCCAGACAAAGCCGACGCGGTGTGCTTGTCACTGGCGACAGACGTGGCCACGGCGATGCACGGATACTCCATGACTGGTGCGTTTAGGGGATCGCTTAAGCGCAACATCAGGGGAGTTGTGTAGTTACGATAACTGTAGTAACTTATAAGCGATGCTCCTGCGTTGTCTCCTTTCCGACGCGGTTGAGCCGTAAAGCAGGGTTCTCGCTCCCCGGCTTTACGACCGAACGGGGGCCGGCGACCTCTCCACGCTGGCCCCCGTTCTTAATCCATATTAACAATCAAAATGAAACAATGTATAACCCCACGCAGTGGACTGAGGGGTTTACATGCAAGATATGTCATCGCGGCGGTTACAGCGTTTCCGCGCAGACCTGATGTACCGATACCGGATTACGGTCGAAAAGTTCTTAGAAATGCTCGAAGAGCAGGGCCGCTCGTGCCCGATCTGCGATACAGAGTTAAAGCCCGGCACGCCGGACCGCAACGGTCCGAACAAACCCGTGGTCGATCATTGCCACGACAACGGCACTGTTCGGGGCCTCTTGTGTCATCGCTGTAATCTGCTTATCGGTCATGCTCGAAACAATACCGATATACTGCATCGAGCGATAGTTTACCTCGCCCAGCGATCCGTGCTATAAGCGCAACTTGAAAATAGATGACAACGATTGTTTAGCTTGATATACGCAAGCAACGCGGTCTACGCCGAACTAAGGAAACGTTTATGGCCCAGGTTTTTCGTGCGATCAGTTCTATTCGCGTTGATTGCAGCACGACCAGCAAGCGCGTAGCCATGCCAGCTAACGCCACCAACATTCGTATTTTCAACAACACGACCAGCATGGCCTGGGTTGTATTTGGGGATAGCTCTGTAACCGCCGCGATCCCGGCCGTAGACACCGCCGGCCCCGGCGTCCCTGTAGCGCCGAACAGCGTCGAAAACTTTACGGAGAGTGTTGACGGCGCTGCTACGCACGTCGCCGTGATTCTCCAGGCGGGTACGGGGATCGTCAACGTCACGGTCGGCGAGGGCTGGTAATATGTTGCGGACGCGGACTAGGCTCCGCGCGGGCGCCGCTAACGGCCCCCTAGTCAATCTGAACTTCCTCTCCGGCTCCCTTGACAGCCGGATCACCTTCACCCGTGGCAGCAACGCCACGCTGGTGGACAGCACGGGGCGGGTGACCTACGCGCCTGCGAACTTGTTCACTTACAGCGAGGACTTTACCCTCGGGGTTTGGTCAAAAGGCGGTGGTTACAATTCAACCATTACGGCCAACTCTACTACGGCCCCCAATGGCACTCTAACCGCAGATACGCTTGTGGCTGATAATAGCGGCGGCACGGGAAGCGTTATTTTGGCGCGGTCTGTTGGCGTAACTACCGGAACGGCATATACGTTTTCGTTTTTTGCCAAAGCAGCAACGCTATCTTGGATCAGGTTGTTCGCGCTGGGCTACACAACCCCCGGAAACGGCGGCGCTTACTTCAACCTTAGTGGTTCTGGAAGTATCGGGACCGTTGACAGCGGGTACACCGCCACCATCTCCGCGCAAGGTGATGGCTGGTATCGCTGCTCTCTGACTTTCACGGCGGGGACAATCGTAACCGGCGAACTGCGCGTGTTGCTGGCCAACGCCAACAACGACACGGCGGTCGCGCGTAACGGCACTTCCAGCGTTTTCCTCTGGGGCGCACAGCTAGAGCAAGTCACCTACCAGACGACCCCCAGCACCTACGTCGCCACGACTGCCAGCGCCTACTACGGCCCCCGCTTTGACTACGACCCCGTGACGCTGGCCCCGCGCGGCCTGCTGATCGAGGAGCAGCGGACGAACTCGACGCTATATTCCGAACAGTTTGACAACGCTGCGTGGCCTAAGCAAAACGCGACTGTGACGGCTAACGCCACGACAGCGCCTGACGGGACGACGACCGCCGACAAATTGGTTGAAGATGCGACGGCTGGCGTGTCGCATCGGATGTACCAGACCACTGCGTCTGCCTTTGCAAACGGAACGACCGTTACAAATAGCGTATTCCTGAAGGCGGCAGAGCGTACTTGGGCTTACATTCGCCTTGAGTTGAACGACAACACGTCGCTGAATGCGTGGTTTAATCTTTCGACCGGGGCTATTGGCACTGTTCAGTCTGGTTTGACGGCAACTATCACGCCGTTCGGCAATGGCTGGTATCGCTGCACGGTGGCTGGAAGCGTCGGCACTGGGGCGTCGCCTGCTAAGAACTATTTCTTGGTAGGGGTGACGACGGCAGATAACACGACCAATTACACCGGCAACGGCACCTCCGGCGTCTTCCTCTGGGGCGCACAACTCGAAGCCGGTGCCTTCGCCACCAGCTACATCCCCACTGTCGCCTCGACCGTAACCCGCTCTGCCGATGTGGCGACGATGACGGGGACGAACTTCTCAAGCTGGTATAACCAGTCGGCGGGGACGTTTATTGCTGAGGCGTCTGCCTTCGTTCCTGTGGCAACCACGACCA